AGGTTGCACAAGTAGTTGCTAACACCGTAACGGTCATAACTACAGCACTTAACTGGTCGCTTGCTGCCAGCGCTGCCGCTGCCAATACTGCACTTACTCTTGGCGTAGGTGCAGCCGCTATTGCTGCCGGTCTTGTTGTGGCGGCTGGCGCGTTTCTTGTTTACAAGAACGCCACTAAATCTGCTACTGAGGAAACAGGAAAGTTTAAGGAACAACTTGGCCCAATGCTTGGCCCTGAGTTAACTAACACCTATGACAAAGTCACTAAGACTGGTGGCGCTATTGATGACATGGCAGCCAAGATTAAGAAAGCATCAGACGCATTAAAGACTTACATGGAGGCAGCGCTTAAGTCTGCACAAGGCGCGCTTGAGGATGCACAAGGCGCGTTTAACGATTTTGCCACCAGCGTGTCAGACGGTCTTAAAGATGCGTTTAGTTTTAAGGATGCTAAAGACGCAGGCGATGAAACTGGCACAGGTTTCTTGGCAGGTTTGCGCGCACAGGTAGCCGGCATCCAAACGTATAGCAAAGATGTCAGCACGTTGCTCACGCTTGGCTTATCGCAAGAGGCATTGCAAGCGGTGCTCGATGCTGGCGGTGAGTCTGGTGCAGCCATCGCAGCCGAGTTAATTAAAGGTGGCTCTACAGCGATCTTAGAAACCAACGCGCTAGTTGAGTCAAGCAAAGTGGCTGCCGCAATCATTGGCCAACAGGCTGCCAAACAGTGGTACGGCGCTGGTGTGTCTAACGCGCAATCATATTTGCAAGGTGTAGAGGCGGCGTTTGCTGAGGCACAAAAACGGCTTGGCAAGAAAGGTCTTAAATTGCCAGACATCAAAGGCATCGGCGCATCGTTTAGTGAGTCGCTTGATGGCCCATCAGTAACACCAATCAACATGACACCAGATCAAGGTGGTGGCATACCGGGCGGCGGCAGTGTTGTGGTAAACGTGAACGGTGTAATGACTAACGCGCAAACAGGGCAAGCGGTACTTGATGCGCTTACGCAGTACACGCAGGTGTACGGCCCACTTAACTTGGCGATCAAGTAATGGCTGGTGCAGCCGTCATCACTGGTGGCGATTACTTACTAGAACTCTCCACAGGTTATGACTCATCAGCGTTTTACTTGGATGACTCAACGCTCAACGGCACTGCCGTACTAGACGGCGATGGTTTGGATTATGTTGACATCTCAAATCTTGTGCAAGACATCACAATAAGTCGAGGGCGTAAACGGCCGCGCGATGTGTTTGGGCCCGGACAGATGGCGGTGTCAATTAACATACCGAAAACAAACCGTGACCTAGACCCGTTTAACACCTCTAGTCCGTACTACAACAATCTCACAGAGCAACCCGGATTAGCACCATTACGAGACATCAGGTTAAGCCGTAACGGTGATCGCCTATTTACTGGCAAAATCACCACGTTTAATCAGCAATACACAATGGATGGTTTAACCCAATATGCGGTATTTGCAGCCGATGATATATATACCCTGTCACAAGGTTTCTTACCCGAAACGGCCACCAGCGCTCAAACCTCATCAGCGCGCATTACAGCCGTTTTAAGCGCTGCAAACTACACAGGCACTACATCGCTTACAGCCTCACCTACAGCCACGCTAGGCGCTTACACAATCGCTAGTGGCACAAACGTAAACGCCTACCTAAACCGCATCCAAGAGGCAGAGCAAGGCCGTATCTTTTGCAGCCGCACCAACGTGCTCACCGCACAGGCTCGCACCGGCACAACGCTCTCAGCACCTATCGCCACGTTTACAGACACAGGTGCAGGCACAGATTATGACGTGCTACAAGTTGAGTTTGATCAATCACCAGTAATTAACAATGCCAACGTGACAATTGAAGTTGGCGGCACATTACAAAACGCTAAAAACAGTTCATCAATCAGCCAATATTTTACTCAAACACAAGCAATTACAGACAGCCTTTTAAGCACTGATGGGCAGGCTGCCACGCTTGCCAGTTACCTACTCGTGCCGTTACCGTTGCCACGTTTTACCAGCATCTCAACCAGTTTTATTACCCTCACAGACCCACAAAAAACGGCGCTAACCAAGAGCGAGATTGGTGACACCGTTACTGCCGTTAAAACCTTTACATCTGGCACACCGCTGGCAATTACTCAAGACCTATCGGTAGAGGGTATTGAGCATCGCATCAACGTCTCAACTGGGCATCGAGTTACCATCTACACGGCATCCACAACCGTGCTGTCAGACCTGATTTTAGATGACATTACATACGGCATCATCAACTCAACTAATGCGTTAGGATAATCTTTAACTATGGGAGCAAACGCGCAAACCTCAGTGCCACTTTTCGTGGCAAATACTGTGCTCACTGCAAATCAGCAGAATATAAGCGCTGCAACTGGCGTACCAGTTTTTGCAACAACCGTAACCAGAGATGCCGCGTTTGGTGGCAGTAACAAAGTGCTGGCAGAGGGCCAACTTTGTTATCTCGAAAGCACAGACGTTGTGCAGTATTACACGGGCGCGGCTTGGGCTACTGTTGGGCCATCATCGGCTGGCGGTTTAGTGTTTTTGTCTGGCACAACATTTAGCGCCGCGTCAACAGTAAGTTTGCCAACCAACACATTTACTGCAACTTACCAAAATTATTTAATTAGTTTTAATGTGACCGCAGCAAGCGTTGATAGTTCTGTTATTACTGTTCGTTTACGCGCCGCCGGTACAGATAGCAGTGCTGCTAGTTATTCCAATGCTGGCGTTACCTATCAAATTGGTGCAGCAACTATTGGTGCAGCAAACATTTTAGGTGATACAGCATGGAAGTTTACACAATTTAACAGTGCTGATCGCAATGAGGTTGTGCTTACTGTCTTTAGTCCACAAGCAGCATTAGACACAAACTTCGTTTGGGATACATACGGCAGAGTTGGCGGATCACAAGGTGGCGGTCATGGCAACGGCGAGTTTCGTGCGGCAACACAATTTGACAGTTTGACACTTTTCCCATCATCAGGAACAATCACAGGAAATTATCAGGTTTATGGCTACGCAATCGCATAAATTATTTACGCAAGACGGCAACGAATACCGCGAGTTCACCGATGCAGAATACGCTCAACACGCAATAGACAAAATTGCTTACGATGCTTGGATTGCAGAGCAAGCCGCTAAAGCCGTTGCGAAACAAGCCGTACTTGACAGGCTAGGAATTACAGCCGATGAAGCCGCGCTACTACTTGGTTAGCGTCATGCTTGCACTAATCCCGATGGCTTGCGCGAGCGAACGAACTAACGCACCTAAAAAAGTACGCAACAGCGCGCTTACAGTCGAGTGCCGGGTAGCAGATAGATGCGAGGCCAGCAATGGCTAAAGACAGATCAGAGATTGACTACCTACACGCACGCATGATTGTGTTTGTGGCCTGCACAATTGCAATAACTTTTGCTGTCACCGTTATTGGCTTTGTGTACTTTTTAGGCTTTGTAGATCAACCAGTAGAGCAATCACCTAATGACGCAGCGTTTATTGACTTACTTAAAACGCTGTCAATCTTTATGACTGGCACGTTGTCTGGCCTTGTTGCCGCCAACGGTCTAAAGCGTAAACCTGACCCTGCAACACCATGACCATTATCCCTGCCAACCCAAAGATCGTTGGCTCAAGGCCGTACACAGGCAACAGTGACGGCGCTGCCGCTGGCCCACTACCCGGCATGGATGAGTGGATACGGCAAGCCATCAAATACGGTGCAGGCGCGTTTTGGAATAACGGTTCATACGGCGTGAGATCCATGAGGGGATCTGAGTCGCTTAGTGTTCACGCCACTGGTCGAGCAGTTGACTTGTCATATCGGATGTCAGAGAAACATCCAACCGCAAACCGTAAAGGCTCTATTGCGTTTATCAACATCGTGCTTGCCAACGCAAACGAGTTAGGTGTTGAGTGCGTGCTTGATTACTTTCCTAAAGCGTTTGGGCGCGGTTGGCGTTGTGATCGTCAAGCATGGAAAAGTTACAGCAAGCCAGAAATACACGGCGCGCCGGGTGGCGATTGGTTGCACGTTGAGATTGCACCAGCGTTTGTTAATCAACCTTTAACCCTTATCCAGCAAGCGTTTAAAAGGGTATTCACCGAATTGCCACAGTGATGCCCTAAGGTCAAATGACCGGCGATAAGGGGAGATGCAATATGGCTGATGCCAAAACATACGTTTACGAGGTTTATACAACTCACCTAGACACAGAGCAAATGGTGTTGGTGCAGATATTCCGTGACCCTGAGACAGACAAAGTGCTGCACGCACAACTAGCGTTTAAGAGCGCCGTTGGTGACTCATGGGGAACGCCTTACCAATTGGAGAAAAAATGAGTTACTTAGCAATCAAAATAGGTGCATGGGCAATCACAGGTTTAGCAGCGTTTGTCTTGTTGTGGGATGCCAGCGCGCCACCAGAGCGCAAACTACAACCGGGCGAACAGATCACCACAGTGCTTAACAGTGTTGTGCCACCAACAATCGCTCTAACACCAATAGCCACCACAACTACGGCAGTGCCTAAAGGTTGTGCACAATATGTGGCTGACGCAATTAGCGCCGGCTGGCCAGCAGATCAAGCGCCTACATTGGCGCGTGTGATGTTTAGAGAGTCACGTTGCATCCCAACGGCCTACAACGCCAAAGACAGTAATGGCGGTAGTCGAGGATTAATGCAGATCAATGGCACTCACAAAAGATGGCTGATGCAACTTGGCTACATTAACAATCTTGATGATCTGTATAACCCAGACATCAATTTAAGAGCCGCGCTACACCTCTACGGTATGGTGGGCTGGTCGGCATGGGCGCTGCCCAACCCATGACCGACAACCCA